CTCGGCCAACAGCAAGGTCATTGGCTTTGCTCAGGCTTCCATTGCGTCGGGTTCCTACGGTTGGGTGCAGATCGGCGGTAAGCCGGTTGTGAACCTTGCCGCATCGTGCCTCCCAGCTGTGCCGCTCTTTACGACGGCCACGGCGGGAACGCTTGATGACGCCACGGTAACCGGCGGTTTGGTGATGGGCATCGTTGCCCTTACCACGGCGTCGGGTGCTACCGCTCTGACCTGCGTTGCGGGCTACCCGCACGTTGCGACGGGCGTCGTGGGCTTCTAACGATGCAACCTCTGGAAATCACGGTTCAAGCGGCGGGTACGGCAGAGGAACTTTGTTCCAATATCCGCTCGGCGCTTGGCCGTGGTTTGCCAGAACTGACCCTCGCTCCCATCAAGCACGATGGCAACATGGTGTTGGTGGCGAGCGGGTGGTCTATGCCCGACTACATTGACGAGATTAAGGCGCACCGCCGAGCCGGTCGCCCGATTGTGGCTATCAAGGCCGCACACGACTTTCTGGTGGAGAACGGGGTTGAGCCTGACCTGTGGGTTAACCTTGACCCGCGTGACCGTACAAGCGGCATACAGCGGCTGAACAAGCACACGGTGTATATGCCCTCGTCACGCTGCCCACCGACTACGTTTGACTATCTTAAAGATCACAAGGTGCTGCTGTGGCACTCATGGGCAGAAGGCCCAGAGATGCAGGCTATCGGCCCCGGCAAACTCGCCATTGGCGGCGGCACCACATCAGGATTGCGAGCCATTAACATCGGCTACATCCTCGGATTCCGACACTTCACGCTATACGGCTATGACTCTTGCAACCGTGCTGACGGCGTAAAGCGGTTCACGGGCGACAAGGCAGGCCAAACCATAGACATCTGGGTAGGCGGCCCGACCGGCAAGAAGTTCAACTGCAACCTTGCTATGGCCCAGCAGGCCAACGAGTTCCAGAAGATTTACGAGGTTATGGGCGATGTCAACATTGAGGCCCACGGCCCCGGTCTGATTGCAGAGATTCTGCGTGTCAGGCGCGAACGGGCGATGGCAGCCTAATGGCGATCCCTTCCCGAGTATTGGGGTCGGGCGTTAACCAACTCTCCACGGTATCTATCTGCGGGGACGGTAATGTTTCGGTGACGGCTGCTGGCACCTCGGCAGGCGATGCGACGGCCATCACATTTGTTTACAACAACGTCACGACGGTAGGTGCAGGTGCAGGGGTCAAACTGCCGCCGACCGAGATGGGCGAAACCATTATCGTGCGTAATGGCGGCGCAAATCCGCTGCTGGTGTATCCCTATGATGCTAACAGCACCATCAACAACGTAGGTTCTGGGCTAATCAACACAGGTTGCTCGGCCTTGTTCTTTGCTGTAAGCAACACAGTTTGGGAAGAATTGCAGGGGTTTGGGCGAGCGGTGCCGATCCTGCATTACGGTGCGTTTAGCGATACGACGCTGCAAACAGCGGCATCTATCAACACCGCTTACGGTATGGTTTTTAACACCACCGATAGCAGCAATGGCGTGTCTATCGGCTCACCGTCCTCTCGGCTTGTTGTGGCTAACCAAGGCGTCTACAACGTGCAGTTTTCGGCACAGCTAGACAAGACCTCGGGCGGCACGGGAAACATTTACATCTGGTTGCGTAAAAACGGCACCAACGTCGCCAACACCGCCACTACTGTCGCCATCCAAGGAAGCGCAGCGCGTACCGTTGCCGCTTGGAACTTCATCATCCAGCTTGAGCCTACTCACTACGTTGAATTGATGTGGGCTACGGATGACACAAGCGTTAGAATTCTTGCAGCCAGCGCCACAAGCGTATGGCCTGCGATTCCCTCGGTCATTTGTACCATCACACAGGTCAACAACCTGTAATCCCCACAGGAGCAAGGACAATGCCACTAGATAGCGATGTTTCTAACGCCGACGCACAGTTGCACGTTGAGTTTTACGTTAAGGACGATGGCCCCGGCAAAGGCAAAACCTACTGCCGCGTCATGGCCCCCGGCGATAAGACCAACATCATTGACCAGCCCGCACGCGAGGAAGATAAAGCACGTTTCCCGCGCCAATGGCTGTACTTTCAGACGCAACAGAGCGATGGCGTGGCCGCAGAAATCGGCACTCCGCTGTCAGCGTGGCACAAGGACGCTCCCGAGGAAATTACGCGCGACCAGATCGCAGAACTGGTCATTTTGAAGTTTGTGACGGTGGAGCAGTTGGCTCTGGCGTCGGACGCGCAACTACAGCGCATTGGCATGGGTGGAGTTGGCCTACGTGAGCGGGCAAAACTGTACCTTAACCGCAAGAACCGCGCTGAAAGCAGCGCAGAACTTGAGGACACCAAGCGCCAGTTAGCCGAATTGCAAGCACAGATGGCGGCTTTGATAGAGGACAAACCTCGTCGTGGCCGCCCGCCGAAAGAGGCTTTAGTGGAGGCATAGTATGGGCAGCACGATGATTCAACTCATTCAGCAATGCACGAATGAGTTAGGCATCCCGACGCCAAACACGGTGGCTGGTAACGCCAGCCAAGAAACCGTGCAGTTGTTGGCGTTGATGAACGCAGCAGGCTATGAGTTGCTTCGTCGTGCTGATTGGCGTGAACTGACGCGCCAGCATACTTTCTACACCGAGGCGACGACCGCCACGGGTAACTGGGTCAATGGAGTGGCCGCGATCACCGGCCTTGCCTCTACGACAGGGCTGGATACGACGTATCAGGTGCAAGGCGTTGGTATCCCCAATGCGACCTACATCACATCCGTTGGCCCCACCTCGGTTGCGCTTAACTATCAGGTCACCGAAACGCAGGTTGGCGGGCAGGTCATCTTTCAGAAGGTGAAGTATTCCATGCCTGCTGACTACTACAGCACGGTCAACCGCACGCATTGGGATAAGAGCAAGCGTTGGGAAATGCTCGGCCCCGAGTCGCCGCAGCAATGGGAATGGCTGCTGTCAGGCTACATCAGCACCGGCCCCCGTATCCGTTGGCGTCTGCTTGGTCAGTATTTCCAGATTTGGCCGGGCATGAACGCGGGCGAGTTGCTGGGCTTTGAGTACCGCAGCAAGGGCTGGGCATACAGTTTAACAGGCTTGGTGCAAAACAGTTTTACCGCTGACAACGACACCTGCATCTACCCAGATCGCGTGATGGTGTTGATGACCAAGCTCAAATACTTTGAGGCCAAGGGCTTTGACACCACGGCGCTGTACCGCGATTTTCTGATGGAATTGGAAGCAGCGGTGGCGCAGGACACGGCAGCCGCCAATCTCTCGTTTGCACCACGACCGGGAACCGTACTCATTGGATACGACAACATCCCCGACTCTGGCTACGGCACGGGCAACAACTAAATGGCTTCGCCCACTCGCCGCCGTCTCATCCAGCGCACACAAGCCAATGTGGCGTCCCTCCCCGCCCCTGTGGGCGGTTGGAACGCACGCGATGCGCTTGCCAACATGGCTCCCACGGATGCCGTCACGCTAGACAATTTGTTCCCCGGCGTCAGCAGCGTGACGTTGCGCGGTGGCTACGACAAACACGCCACAGGCATGACCGGCCAGATTGAAACGCTGATGACCTACAGCGCAGGCACGACAGACAAACTGTTTGCCATCGTTGGCGGCAACATTTTTGACGTTACTGTGGCAGGCCCGGTGGGTGCCGCAGTCGTAACGGGGCTGTCTAACAGCCGCTGGGAATACACCAACATTACGACCGCAGGCGGCAGTTACCTGTATGCCGCGAACGGCGCTGACAAACCACGCCTTTACAACGGATCATCGTGGACAGCCATTGACGGCGCATCCACACCTGCCATTACAGGCGTCACCACTACCACGCTCACCTCGCCCACCCTGTTTAAAAACAGGATGTGGTTCATCCAAAAAGACACCTTAAAAGCATGGTATTTGCCGACCGCATCGGTGGGCGGTGCAGCTAACGCGCTAGACCTGTCATCGGTTGCACATTTGGGTGGCAGCCTTGTGGCGATGGCGTCATGGACGATTGACGCAGGCTACGGCGTAGACGACAACCTTGTTTTTGTCACCGATCAAGGCGAGGTTATCGTTTATCGCGGCACCGACCCCTCTAGCGCCTCCACATGGGCGCTGATCGGCGTCTGGATTATCGGTGCGCCTATTTCTCGGCGTTGCTTGCTGAAATACGGCGGCGATTTGCTGGTTTTGACGCTTGATGGCCTGATTCCGATGGCATCGGCGCTGCAATCGTCACGCCTTGACCCCAACGTGGCGCTGTCGGACAAGATTCAAGGCGCGTTTGCCGTTGCTGCCAAAACGTACAAGAGCAACTTTGGTTGGGGGATGCTGTATCACCCGCTAAACAACGCTCTAATTGTCAACATTCCTGTGTCGTCTAACGCACAAGTGCAGTTTGTGATGAACAACATCACCAAAGCGTGGTGTCGGTTCACCGGCTGGTATGCAAACTGTTGGTCATCGCTAAACGATGAGCCGTATTACGGCGCTGATGGGTACGTCGCAAAGGCTTGGACGACGGGAACCGGCTCGGCGGGCTATAACGACAATGGTCAGGCCATCAATAGCAAGGCACTACAAGCGTTCAATTACTTTGACACCCGTGGCGTCATCAAATACTTCACCCGTGGCCGCACAACCACCTACTCCAACGGTCAGCCGACCATTGGCGTTGGTATTGCGGTGGATTTCCAGACCGATGACTTCCTTGGTGCGTTGTCGTTTGTCGGCACCAATTACGGTCTATGGGACGTTGGGCTATGGGATCAGGCGATTTGGGGCAGCAACACGATTGCGAGCAACACGGTCGTAGGGTTGAGCGGTATCGGTTATTGCGGCGGCATCATTTTCAACAGCAGCAGCAAGAACGTATCGCTTGAGTGGGCATCAACTGATGTGGTGTATCAACTCGGATGGGCTGGGATATAGTCAGCGGCCCCCATGTGGGCCATTGGGTCATGTCACGCACCGATGGTGCGTATAACTCCGACCGCTCGGTTGCCATCGGGCTTGAGCGAGACGGTGAGTTGGTCGCCGGTACGGTTTACGAGATGTGGAACGGCAGATCGGTCGTTTGCCACATCACTTGGGATCAAATCACACCGGCTTACCTTGCCGCTGTGTACGACTATCCCTACAACGTCGCAAATGTTGATAAGATAATAGGGCCGATTTCCAGCAAGCATACCCGCGCGCTGAAACTGGTCACGAAAATGGGGTTTTCGGAGGAAGCGCGTATCAAAGACGGCGCACCTGACGGAGACATTGTTTTTATGACGCAGACACCAGACAGGTGTCGTTTCTTGGAGCCGAGGTATGGGCAAAAAATCACCAGCACCGCCGCCAGCGCCTGATTACACAACCCTAGCCATCAAGCAGGGTGAGGCGAACTTGGCCGCTGCCAAGCAATCGGCTTATATGTCCAATCCCAACATCTACGGCCCCACCGGGTCGCAGACGGTTACTTGGCAAAAAACCCCGACCATAGACACCGACGCCTACAACAAGGCGTTGCAGGCTTATCAGGATCGCATCGCCCAATACGGCCCCGAATACGCTGGCGAAGCTCCTAACCAAGATCAGTTCACGACGTTTATTGAGCAACCGACTGTTCGCCAATCGCTAACGCCAACGGGTCAGGCGACGTTAGAACAACAGCAAGCCGCAGAACTGTATTTGTCACAAGCGGCGCGTGGCGCTGCACAAGGGCTTGGCAATCTTGGCATTGCGTCAGCCTTTGACGCCCGTAGCATCCCCGGCATCCAGTACAACGTCGCAAACGCAGGCGCGATTGATCGCGGCGTGGTTGGCGGCGAATTGCCGGGTTATACAGACGTTAATTACGCGACAACAGGCTTGGCCGGTGCGCCAACTGGCGGTTATACGCCGATTGCGGGTTACAACCTTGAAGGTCTGCCGGGTCAAGTCGGGCCGGGGCAGCAAGCATCGGTCAACCTTCCGGTGCAGGGCGCAAGCAACGTACAAAATCAGTTTTTTGGCATGGCAGGCGCTGGCCCTGCTGCGCCAACCAACCTTGGGCAAATAGATGAAGCGCGGTTTTTCTCGCAAATTGCCCCTGGAGCATTTGATTTTGGCGCTGCACGAACTGGCCCCAATGCACCGCAACTGCAAGGGTTAAACCTTGCCGGTGTAGGTGGCGTTGGTGAGGGTGTAGGCGGCGGTGCGTTTGGTTATGCTCAAGGTGGCCCATCGGGCGGTCTTTTTGGACTTGCAAGTGGCGGCCCGCAAGGCTTAAACCTTCAAGGACTTGATTTGTCAGGCGTTGGTAGCGTCTCGGGCGGCCCGCAGCAAGGCCAATTTGGCTACGCACAGCGTTTTGTGCAAGGCCCGCAGTTGCAGCGCGACATAGACATTGCCAACTTGCCGCAAGGGCCAGTAAACGCTGGCATGACCGCGCAGACGGCGTTGTTGTCGCGTTTGTCACCGCAGTTGCAGGGTGAGCGTCAGCAACTCCAAACGCAACTTATCAACCAAGGTTTGCGACCGGGTGGCGAGGCGTACAACGCTGCCATGTCGGCGCAGATGCAGAAGGAAAACGACCTTTTGTTGCAGGCCGCAGCGCAGGGCATCAGCCTTGATCAAGCCGCTCGTCAGCAAGCATTTAGTGAGCAGCAATCCCGCGCTATGTTTGCCAATCAAGCCGCTCTATCGGGCTTTGGCGCAGGCATGGAGCAGGCGGGGCTGTTTAACCTCGGAGCACAGCAGGACTTGCAGTCCTCACTTGCTACGCAAGCCGCGCAAAACCAGGCACAACAGCAGGCGTTCCAGCAGCGTTTACAGGCTGGTGAGTTTGGCCGTGAAGCGCAATTAGCGTCGTTTGGCACGCAACAGTCTGCTGCTGATGCGTATAACCGCGCAATCGCACAAAACTTTGGGCAATTCCAATCTGCACAGCAGATGCAAAATCAGGCTGTGCAGCAAAACCTGCAAAACCAGTTGGCTGCCGAGGAAGCGCAACGCGCCGCTCAAGCGCAACGGTTCGGTCAGGCCGTTGGTGCAACCGAATTAGGCGCACAGTTAGCCGGCCAACAGTTTGGCATGGGACAAGAAGCGCAACAGATGGCAAATCAGTCTGTCGCGCAAAATTTCCAACAAGCGTTGCAATCGCAGGCCGCGCAAAACGCCGCCATTGCACAGAATTACCAGCAAGCCCTTGGTGCGGCGGGCTTCAACCGTGAAGGGTTATTGCAGCAGTTCGGCATGGGTCAGCAGGCCCAGCAACTAGCTAATCAGGCTCTCGCGCAAAACTATCAGACGACGTTTGATCAGGCGCGGGCGCAAAACGAGGCGTTGCAGCAAATCTTCAATCAGTCGCAAGCCCAGCAGCAAATGTATAACCAAGCTGCCGGTCAGAACTTCCAGCAGCAGTTGGCCGCGCAACAGTTCAATCTTGCACGACAAGCCCAACAGGCCGGTCAGTCGCAAGAAGCCGCGCAGTTCTACAACCAAGCCCAAGCGCAGGCTATGCAACAGGAGTTGGCTCGTCAGCAGGCGCAAAACGCCGTGCAGGGCCAGCAATTCCAGCAGGTTGTGCAGCAGCAGGAAGCCCGCAACGCCGCGTTGGCGCAGCGGTTCCAGCAGGACATGGCGCGACAGGCCGCTGGCAATGCCGCTCAACAGCAGCAGTTCCAGCAAAACATTGCCAACCAGCAGTTTTACAACACCGCTGTGCAGCAGGCACTTGCCCAACAGGCGGCTATCCGCTCGTTGCCAGTCAACGAGATCAGCGCCTTGTTGTCAGGCGGTCAGGTCAGCATCCCGCAGTTCCAAGGCTATCAAGGCGTGTCGGTCGCACCTGCTCCGGTATTTCAAGCCGGTCAGGCAGCGGGCGATTTCGCACAACGCAATTACCAGAACCAAGTGGGCGCATACAACGCAAACATGGGCCTCCTCGGCAGCATCGCGGGTATTGCAGGCTCTGCCGCAGGCGGCCCGCTTGGCCTCATGGGCGGCTTATTCGGGAGATAAACAATGAACGGATTTACACCTGACCGAAAACCGCAGCAGATGGCGCGTATGCTGGCAATGCAGGAGCGAAATCTGTCGCTCAACAGCCCCGGCAACAATATGCGGAATGTCCCGCAGCCTAACCTGATGTACTCGGGCGCTACGCCTAACACCAACCCCGGTGTGCCGCCGCAGGCCATGAACTTTAACGGCCCACCGCAGGCTATGCAGGGTGGTCGTCCGATGGGTTACGGCCCGCCCGTTCGCAGCATGGGTCAGCCGCAGATGGGGCCGCCTCGCTCACCGCAAGTGGGCGGCATGATGCAGCGCCCGCGTATGCCCGCTCCCGCAGGTATGACTACGCCGCAGGGAGGCTCATACAGAGGGGACTTTGAAAATGCCAGTTAAGTACACGCAAACTTTCCGCGCACCGACTGAATACGAGCGCCAGTTAGAGGAAGCGCGTCGGCGTGCCGCATTGGCAGAAGCCCTTGCACAGCAGGAATATCAGCCGATGGAAGGCAACGCAGCGCCGATCCCCAAGGCTGCGCCGCTCGTAAAGGCATTGCAGAGTTTTATGACCGCCCGCGCAGGTCGTCAGGCAGAAGAAGCCAAGGCTGAAGCAGAAAAGGCAGGCCGCACAGAATTCGCTGATTACATCCGTTCGTTTGATCCCGAGCAGCGCAACGTCAACATGGCGCAACTTGCTGCTATGGAAGCGCCGATGCCGATGATCAATACGGAGCCGGGCGGCGGCCCTGCCGTGCCGTATGGTCAGCCGGGGTTCCGCAGCACCGAATATGCACAACCGAGCGCCATTGCAGCGCCAAACCAGCGTTTGATACCGGTAATGGGCGCAGACGGCCAGCCTGACTTTAGTCAGCCAATGCAGATGCAGGTTGGCGGCCCGCTCACGGCAGCGCAGAAGCGTGCGCGAGCGTTGGAAGGCTTTGAAAGCAGCAACCCGATGGTGCAGCAGTTTGCTGCCGCGCAATATGAAAAAACAATGCCGCGTGAGCTTGATTTAAAACTTGCGCCACTTGATCCAACCAAAGTTGACATGGCATCTGTTGTTGAAGCTCAACGAACTGGCGACATTGGTAAAATTAAAGCTCGTACAGAAGCGCCAGAAACCATGACGCCGTATCAAAAAGAGCAAATTCGCCTTGAAGAAGAAAAGTTAGCGTTCCAAAAAACAAAGGCAGGCCAAGCAAGTGATCGCGGCAAAGCGCCGTCTGGATACCGTTATGACGAAAACAATGAGCTAGAACCAATTCCCGGCGGCCCGCAAGACCCGACTCGCCCAATGAATATGCCTGCAACTGTTAGAACGCAAATTGTTAGCGAACAAGACAATTCGCGTCAGTTTGCAATTGCGTCACAACGCACCAACAAATTTATTAAAGATATTCAAGACGGAAAGTTGCCGCTTTATAAGGGCGCGGGCGTTGTTTATGCGGCTGAAAGAGCGTTTGGCGGTGATGAAACGTATGACGAGGAAACTCGTCCAGCGTATGACCGTTATTACGAACTTGAGCGGTTTGTTACCGAACAAGTCAATATGATTTTGTCTCGTGCCAAAGGCCCGCAGACAGATGCGGATGCGCTTCGCGCTCGGCAGCAGATATTGGACAACCTTGATAACAAGCAGGTTGTGACAACTGCTCTAAAGACGCTTGATCGGTTGTGGAACGATGAAATCAACCTTTCAGAATCCACCATTGATGATTGGTACTCGCAATACAATCAATCTCGTAAAACCAAAGACGATGGAATAATTGATTTGCCGCCTCGTCGTCGCGGCGGTCGTCCCGGCGGCGGGAGATAAGCAATGCCTAAATATCGCATTGAAGGCGAAATTTATGAAGCGGCAAACGAAGATGAAGCGTATGCCAAACATGACCTTGCAAAAGGTCGTGAACCAAGCGTTACGGTAACGCGCATTGGCGACCGTGAAATAAAGCCGCCAGAATCTAACCGTGACTTGTTAGACGCATTGCGTACAGCAGGCGGCAAGGCGGTTCGCGCTGTCGGCCCGTATGTAGCTGCTGGCGCAGCCGGGGCAGCGGCAGGCGCTCCGTTGATGGGCGTTGGCGCTATTCCCGGTGCGATCGCAGGCATGACCGCTTACGGACTTGGCTCAACCGCAGCCGATTTAATGACGGGCGGTCAAGCAAGCCAAGGCGTTGAAAACCTGATGACCCGCGCAGGATTGCCCGAATACGACACCGCGCTTGAACGCATGGCGTCCTCTGGCGTTCGTGGCGCATTAGGTGGGTTTTCTGGTGCTCAAAGTGCCGCGGCATTGCAAGCCGCTCGCGGAACGGTGCCGCAAACCACTACGCAACGCATTATTGACATCATGGCGCAAAGCCCCGGCGCACAAACCGCAGGCGCAGGCATTGCTGGCGTCAGCGCACAAGGCGCAAGAGAGGTTGGTTTGCCCGAACCTGTTCCGTCGTTAGTGGGTATGGCGGCAGGCACGGCTCCGTTTGTGCGTATGGGTTCGTTTAGGCCAGAAACACCGCCAGTACAATCGGGTGCAACACGGCCAATGCCGCCAACACCGCCCGCATCAGGCACGCCTACAGGTCGCGGAGCGCCGCTAACACAACCGCCTGTTACACCAATGCCGCCGCAAGACGTTCGCATGGGTAACGTGGCGCGGCTTGAGCGAGCGGGTGTTCCCGTATCGCCGGGTCAGCGGTCGGGTGCGCCATTGACGCAGACTGTTGAAAGCGTAATGAAGTATTTGCCACCGTCTGCGCCGCGTTCTGCGCGGTTTATGGACGATCAAATGCGCTCTTACACAAAAGCGCTGTTAAGTCACGCTGGCATTAACGCAGATACCGCCACGCCTGATGTGTTGTCAACCGCACAACGTCGGTTTGGCGATATTTACAACGACCTTGAGCAATCAACGGTGCTTGGCGGCCCCGATGAAAAGATGATTGATGATTTGGCTCGCGCCGAACAAATTGTTGGGCAAGGCGCGCCGCAAAACATTAAAGATTCGTTCCTTGGATACCGAGATGCGGTGCTGAATTGGGCAAGCGGAACGCCGCGCCAAGGTCAAACCTTTAAGGGATTGGCTGAAGATTTAGGCGCGGAAATACGCAAAGCCGAGCGCAGCAATGAGGCGGGGTCGGTAAAGAACGCGCAAGCATTGATTACGTTGCGAAATGCTTTGTTTGGGTTAGTAGAGCGTCAAGCATCGCCAGAGTTGGCTAACGCATGGCGTCAGGCTAACCGCGAATATGCCATTTTCAAAGCGATTGAAGATTCCATGCTTGACCCGTCGCAAGTCACGCTCAACACAGGGTTTGTTAACCCGCGAAAGATTGGCAACATTCAAATGAAGTTGCGATCAGATGAGTGGACGCAGGGCGATGAAGATGCTGATAGCTTTACCAACTTGGTCAAGGCGGGCATGGCGTTGATTCCTGACCCTATTCCTAACAGCGGCACCGCACAACGAATGTTTGCACAAGACATTTTACAAGGCGGTCGGCAAATGTTTAACAGCCCCGCAGGCCCGGCTATTGGAGCGGCTTCAGGTGCTGCTGGCATGACAGGATTTGGAGCAGCAAGCGCCTTTGACCCAATTAGCGCCTTTGGCATTCCGTATCTTGGATCACGATTTTGGTATGGCGATGCACCACAGTCGCTTCGCCCCATCGCAGCAGCTTCGGCTGTCGGTTCGCAGCAACGTCAAAAGACAAAGCGCGAGAAACTTGCGGAAGAACTTAAGAGGAAGCGGCAATGAGCTTTAACGGCAGCGGCGTATTTGTCATCAATTCGGCAGGCCAGCCGGTCGTTGCCAACACGGTTATCTCGTCAACCGTTTTCAACGCTCTGACGGCTGACCTTGCTACCGGCTTGACCAACTGCATCACCAAGGACGGTCAATCCACGCCCACGGCTAACATCCCGATGGGCAACAACAAGATCACGGGCCTTGCGGTGGGTACGCTGGCGTCCGACGCCGCTAACCTCTCACAAGTACAGTCCACCTCGGTCAAACTCATTACGGTCAGCGGTGCAGATACCGTTACCGGCACGCTCTCGCCTGTCCTTGCGGCGTATGAAGCAGGCCAGATGTTCTATTGGGTGGCCGCTGGCACCAATACTGGCGCTGTCACGCTTAACATCAACAGCCTTGGCGCAAAAGCCGTCACGCGAGACGGCAGCACGGCGCTGATTGCGGGTGACATCCAATCTGGCGAAATCGTGATGGTCGTTTACGACGGCACGCGGTTCCAGATGATCAACGCCGCCAACTCTTTCGGCAACACGACGATTAATGGCACCCTGACGGTTACCGGCAACACGACGTTGCAGGCTAACGTCAGCGTAGGCTCTACGTTGGTGGTGGGCGGTACGCTGGCGGTAGTCGGACGATCCGACCTGCCGACCATATCTACCGCCTCCATGAACGCAGCGGTTGCAGCGGTTACCGATCTGCGTGCTACCAGCGCCTCTATTACCTCCGCAAACGTCGGCACGGCGGTTATTTCCACAGGAACGGTGACTAACCTCACCTCCACCGCAGCGTCTATTGCGTCGGTTAATGCGGGCGTGGCGCTGCTGACGACAGCAACGGTTACCAATTTGTCGGCTACCGGCGCATCTATCGCATCGGCCAACCTGACCAACGCCAATATCAGCAACCTCACGCTCACGGGCGTATCGGTGGCGTCGGCAAACCTTGGTGTTGCCAATGTCACGGACTTGCGTGCAGCGGGAGCCTCGGTCACCTCTGCCAACGTCGGCACAGCGGTCATCACGACCCTGACAGCCACGGGAGCGTCGGTCGCATCGGCTAACGTCGGCACCGCAGCGGTTACCCGATTGGACGCCACGGGCGTATCGGCTGCCTCCATCAACGCAGGTGTGGCCGTCGTTACTACCGGCACGGTCACCAACCTCACATCCACAAACGCCAGCATTGCATCGGCTAACCTTGGCACGGCCAACATCACGGCTCTGACGCTGACCGGCGTATCGGTTGCCTCTGCCAATGTTGGGGTTGCTAACATCACCGACCTGCGTGCCACAGGCGCGTCGGTTACCTCGGCCAATGTCGGCACCGCAGTTATTACGACGCTCACGGCTACCGGAGCCTCGGTCGCGTCTATCAACGCGGCTGTTGCGCTGTTCACAAACGGCACGGTGACAAACTTAACGTCAACCGGCGCGTCCATCGCCTCGGCTAACGTCAACAACTTGCAGGCTACTGGCGCATCTGCTGCGTCTGCCAACCTTGGCAACGCGGTTATTACCACGCTGACCGCCACAGGGGCGTCTATCGCCTCTGCCAATGCGGGGCGGTTGGATGTCACAGCAGCCTCGGCAGCGTCCATCAATGGTGCGGTGGCGCTCTTTACGACCGGCACGGTAACTAACTTCACCTCTACGTCGGCCAGCATCGCCTCTGCCAACCTCGGTAATGCACAGGTCACCGGAGCGAGCATTGCATCGGCCAATGTCGCGGCATTGACGGCAACAGGGGCGAGTATTGCGTCAGCCAATATCGGCACGGCGGTAATCAGCACAATTGCCTCGGTATCCATCGCCTCGGCCAACATCGGTACAGCGGCAGTTTCCACGCTGATCGCTACCAACGCATCTATTGCCTCGGCAAACGTGGCAGCGATGCGTTTTATCGGCGCATCCTCGGGATACGTCGGCTTTATCGCTCAAACATCAGCAGGTTCCGCAACGTATACTTGGCCCAATGCCGATGGCATCAATGGGTATGTGTTGCAAACCAACGGATCAGGAAACTTGTCATGGGTCGCACAATCTGGCGGCGGTGGGGGCGGTGGCTCCAATGCCTTCGCTTGGTTTATCTCTTGAGGTAACTAAAAATGGGCATTCTTGTACTTGACGCAACTACCAAATCCATCGTCGTCGCCATGTCGGGCGCGGCGGCCACGACCAACCCTGATTTCACGGCTGCATGGGCCGATGACACGGGATCGGCGTTTACCGAGGGCGCATCAGACGGTGCGCTAAACGGCACCAGCAGCGTCACTTTGGTGGCTGCGCCTGCTTCTAGCACTCGGCGCGTCATCAAAAACATCACCATTGAGAACAAGGACACGGCAGCCGTCACGCTGACCATCTCCTACAACAACAACAGCACCCTGCGCGTTATCGCCAAGGTCACGCTGAATGTAGGCGACACTTGGACAACAGACGGCACGTTTGACACCAACGGCTCGTTCAAACAGACCCTTGGCACGGTCAATTTGTCCTCAGGCGTCACCGGCACGCTTCCGGTCGCTAACGGCGGCACAGGCGTCACGACCAGCACCGGAACGGGTAGCGTCGTGCTGTCCACTAGCCCGTCGCTTACGACCCCGGTATTGGGTACGCCGACCTCGGGCAACCTGTCTAACTGTACGGCTGATGGCACCAATGCGGTCGGCTATCGCAACATCCCGCGCTCGGGATCGGCCAAGACCACCTCGTACACGCTTGCCACAGGCGACATTGGCGAGTTCATTGAGGTTGGAACCGGCGGCTCGGTGACCATTCCTGACGCCACGTTTGCATTAGGTGATGTGGTGTCGGTGTTCAACAACACCACGGGCAATGTCACAATCACCTGCACGATCACAACGGCTTACATCGGCGGCACGGACGCAGACAAGGCAACCGTTACGCTCGCAACAAGAGGCATAGCGACAATTTTGTTTTTGTCGGGTACGGTGTGCGTTATCTCTGGCAACGTGAGTTAAGCCATGAGCGGCATTATGAGTTTGCTGCTCGCCTCTAAAGTTGCGGCAGCGGGGCCAAGTTATGTCGTAGCCACGTTCACTTCTAGCGGCACATGGACTTGCCCGAGCGGTGTTAGCGCGGTGGAGTACCTTGTCGTCGCGGGTGGAGGCGGTGGTGGTGCAAGGCGCGGCGGTGGAGGCGGCGCAGGCGGATTCCGTACCGGCACCGGCTTGTCTGTAACCGCCGGAACTGATTACACGATTACGGTTGGTGGCGGCGGCGCTGGCCGATCAGCCGCATCATTAGGCCGGGGAACAGCCGGTTCAGATTCTGTTTTCAGCACTATCACCTCAACAGGCGGCGGTGGTGGTGGAGGCGATGCGCCCAGCGGATCAGGTGGAAGCGGCGGCTCTGGTGGCGGCGGAAGTTTTAGTACCGTTCAAGAATCTGGCGGCTCCGGTAACACTCCAAACACATCTCCATCGCAAGGAAACAATGGCGGAAATTCTGTATCTACGCCAAACGACGGAACTGGTGGAAACGGCGGCGGTGGTGGCGCGTCAGCCGTTGGAGGGAATGGAAGTGGCACCGTTTCTGGAAACGGCGGAGCAGGCACATCCTCTAGCATTTCTGGATCGTCTGCGACTTATGCTGGCGGTGGTGGTGGCGGCGTGTTTGGCTCCGGCACAAAAGGAACTGGAGGCTCCGGTGGTGGTGGTAACGGCGGAGATGCGTCAAATGACGGCGTTTCTGGCACAACCAATACCGGAGGTGGTGGTGGTGGCGCTGGACAATTAGGCGCACCAACATTTGGATCAAATACTGCTGGCTCTGGCGGCTCTGGCATCGTCATCCTCAAGTACGACATCGGCTCTGCCACAATCTTCACCTTCAAGTCATCGCAGAAGTGGACTGCACCAGCGGGTGCGGTGAGCGTTGACTACCTCGTTGTTGCGGGTGGCGCTAGTGGTGGAGATAGTGGCGGCGGCGGTGCAGGCGGATTTCGTACTGGCACCGGATTTAGTATTACCGCTGGTACCGATTACACCATTACGGTTGGCGCTGGTGGAGCCTCAGTATCAACTACGTCAAACGGCAACGCTGGCAACAATAGTGTTTTTTCAACGATAACTTCTGCTGGCGGTGGAGGCGGGGCTACATACAACGGAACTGGCGGCAACGGCGGTTCTGGTGGCGGCGCTGGTGGACAAGGGCCAAATGCGGCAGGAAATGGCAACACGCCTAGCGTATCCCCATCGCAAGGAAACAATGGTGGAGTTGGTTCTGTAGGAGCAACTACAGCGGGCGGCGGCGGCGGCGGTGCAAATGCCGTTGGCGGCGCTGCGGCAGCCTCGGGCGGCAATGGCGGCAACGGTGGCGCTGGCACGGCCTCGTCAATTTCTGGAAGCAGCGTCACTTATGCTGGCGGCGGCGGCGGTGGCAGTACGGGCGGCACCGGAGGTACTGGTGGGGCAGGCGGCGGTGGCAATGGCCGAACCGAAAGTCCAACTGTTCAAGCCACTAACGGCACGGCTAATACTGGCGGCGGTGGTGGTGGTGCTAGGGCTGGAAGCACTTCTACTTCTGGAGCAGGCGGCTCGGGTATCGTAATTCTCAAGGTCAATTTCACATGAAAACCTATCAACTCATGGGCATTGATACGGCGATGCACTTGCTTCGCCCCGGCGCAAAGTGGGAGATCAGTAACCGCGAGATCACCCGCTGGGAAGATCCGCGACCCAAGCCGTCGTGGGACGAAATCATGTTCACGATTGAAAAGATCAAGGAACTTGAGGACGCGGTGCCAACGATCCTGTTGCCCGAACAACAGGCTGCGTTTGACGATTATGTTGCCCAGATTGAAAAGGCGGTTGCGTGATTACATACAACCTTTTTCCTACGGCTGTCGCCAAGTTTGAACTTGGACGGGACTACACCGCCGAGGAAATGGCGTTTGTGGACGAGCAGCCGATGCATAGCAACATGGGCAACACCACGAGCGATGACCGCTATGTGCTGCGTCACGACACAATGGCAAGCCTCAAGGCGTTTGCAGAGGCCAGCGTCAACGAGTATCTGCGTTCTATCTACGCGCCGAAACACAACGTTACGCTGCGCCTGACGCAATCGTGGCTGAACTACACGAAAGCCGGTCAGTACCACCACAAACACGCGCATCCCAACTCGTTTGTGTCTGGGGTGCTGTATCTCAAGGCCGCCCGTGAGCGGGACAAGATTTACTTTTATAAAGACGGTTATCAGCAGATCAAACTGCCGACCGACAACTACAACGTTCACAACAGCGATTCGTGGTGGTTTGAGGTTGGCGCTGGCGATTTGATGTTGTTCCCGTCAAGCCTGACGCACATGGTAGAAACCGTGCAGGGCGATGATCGTGTGTCTTTGGCGTTTAACACTTTTCCGGCTGGCTATGTTGGAGACGAAAGCAGCCTGACCGCATTGCATTTGAAGGAGTAAGACAATGGCTCATTTTGCTGAACTTGATTCAAACAATGTTGTGCTGCGGGTCATCGTCGTAGCCAACTCCGACACCTCCGACGCTAACGGCAACGAGGTGGAAAGCATTGGCGTGGCGTTCTGCCAGAAATTGCTTGGCGGTAACTGGAAGCAAACCAGTTATCACGGCAACATCCGCAAAAACTACGCAGGCGTCGGCTACACCTACCGCGCTGACATTGACGCTTTCGTAGCGCCGCAGCCGTACCCGTCGTGGACGCTAGACGCCAATGCCCAATGGCAGGCTCCGGTGCCGATGCCATCGGATGCCGGTACGGGTGAACCGCCCAAGATGTATTTCTGGGATGAGGACACGCAGTCGTGGGTTTTGATTGAGGCGGTGCCGTGACGACGTTGCAGGAGCTAGAAGTGACCGTAACTAGCCACGTTGACGTTTGTGCAGTACGGTACGAGGCCATCCACGCTCGCCTCAAGCGCCTTGAGCAACTGATGCTGAAGGTTGGCGGTGCCATTATCGTCATCCTGCTAGGCGCACTCGGCAGCATGGGATTGCTGCTGTTGGAGGCGTTGCAGAAGTGATGGAAACGCTGCTCGGTGGCGTGTTTGGCGGGTTGCTGCGATTAGCTCCCGAGGCGCTGAAGTTTTTTGACCAGAAGAACGAGCGCAAACACGAACTTGCCATGCTAGATGCCGAGATGCGGTTTGCCCAAGTGAAGGGTGAAATCGCCATGCGCCAAACCGAGGCACAGATGACGATGGCCGAGGTAGACGCCATTGGTGAGGCGTTTAAGGAGCAATCCCAAACCGCCCGCGCTGCCGGTAAATGGGTTGCTGCGGTATCGGCCTTGGTGCGTCCCTTCGTGACGTATCTTTTTGTGCTGGCTTACGCTGCCGTCAAGATCGCCGCTTTCCTGATCGCCCTTGAGCAAAACGGCGATTGGAAACAGGTTTTAACGTCCATGTGGGGCGTGGATGACATGGCTGTGCTGAACATGATCCTGTCGTTCTGGTTTGTCGGCAGAGTCTATGAGCGCACTAGATGAGGCGTTGCTGATAGCTGCTGACCTTTGTAGGCATTTTGAAGGATTCCGCAGCAAGCCGTATATCTGCCCCGCAGGCTATCCCACGATAGGTTACGGCACCGTTTGGAAGCCTGACGGCACCAAGGTCACGATGGACGATGCGCCAATCACCAAGCAGACGGCCAATGAGTGGCTGTTATCGGAACTGCGAACCAACTATGCCGCTGGCGTGTTACGCGCCTCACCGGGGCTCATAAGCAATCCTAGGGCATTGGCGGCAATGATTGACTTTGCCTACAACCTAGGCGTGGCGCGTTATCGTGCCTCTACGTTACGCCGCAAGGTAGACCAACGTAATTGGGAAGCGGTTAAAGAACAACTGATGCGCTGGACGCGAGGCGGTGGCAAAGTGCTGCCGGGGCTTGTGCGCCGTCGCAAAGCCGAGGTTGCGCTGATTGGCTAGTGTCAGCGGTTAAGCAAATACTCTATTTCGTTGCGTAGCGTCTTAATCTCTAACTCTAGCAAAGACGCCTCATCGTGTAGCCCCATGCGCCGCATCGCTACAAACGCATTAGCAAGCCTGTCGCCCTGTTTCTGACCGTACCCCCAAGGGATACGCTCTAGCTCCTCCTTCCACGCTCCCGGCGGGGATAAATCATCTATCAGCGAGCCTGTCAGTTCGCACCGTTTCACCATATATCCCGCCCTCCTCGGGAGCAGCGCCAGTTAGGGGCTGGCACATAACGCCATTCACGGTCACGGTTAATCTGTAGCCTGCGGAATAAGTCAATGATCCATCTCATGGTAATGCCTCCACGCTGTAAGACATTGACGGGGATTTCCAATCCCTCGGAACATCCCCGCCAATCCAAGACGGGTCACACCACAACAGCCTGTTGTTGGGGTACGCAATCCATTGCCCATCGTCTAACGCAATAATGTGGTGATCCTTGCTCTGGTCGGGTACTTCACTCCACCCACCATTAGCCCAAAACACGGTGAAAAGATACACGCCCGGGCGCTTGACGCCATCGCGTCCAATAGCCTGCACCCGGTGGTTACGCAGGAACTGCACCTCGCGCACCTCACAGAACCGGCTGAATGAGTCCCACCAGCACGCAATCTGAAGGCTCATGGCGGGACATGGTTTAGAGCATAGGGCATGGATAGGGATACGCGCCCACTGCGCCCCCTGTGCCGTCATAATCTGAAACATTGGCACTCGCATCGGTTCTGCGCGAAAGCCAAACACGGTACATTCTGTAAACTCGCCGTGACCGCTTTGCTGGTCGTATAAAAACTCGTTACGGACGTAGGCCGTGGTGTAGGGCGCGTCTACCCAAAAACTCATTGGCCCCTCGCACGGATAGCGTCGGCACATTCTTCGGATGCAATCGCAGCCGCTCTGTCTGCATCGCTACCTGTTTTGTCAAACTCCATCCAGTACAAACTCTTTTGTCGTTCACATATTTGCTCACACGCCTCCCGCTCGGCTGCGGCAACGAGAGCGGCAAACGAATAAAGGGATTCTGAATTGTCGGCTTGAATTTGCTCTATTACCGATTTGTCATCGTCCACAAAGTCCACAAGGTAAAACCCCACGCTTTCTGCCATACGGAGTATTTCTTCACGAGTCATATCAAACCCTCTTTCTCTAGTTGCACGATGGTTCGCGCCATGCCGTCGTAATGGGCTAGGCGTAACTCATCGCGTGTCATGCCGCTCTTGCGTGTTCTACCGTCTATTTCGTCGTGACAGGCGCTACACGCCCACGCACCGAGCAGATCGGGTGATTTCATGCCCATGCCGCTGACGCCCGCTAAACGGATGTGAGCAAGCACGGTGGTGGCGCTGTTGAAATTGCATACGCCCGGTATGCGTACCGTACAACCTCGGTCTTTG